CCTAAACCTTCCAAAAGGCCGGTTTTGTTCCATTTGTTTGCTAATCTAGCAGCGTCACCTTGAAGTGACTTCCATGGATTTGCGGACTCGACTAATGATTGAATTGTTTCCATTTTTTAAATCGGGTTTTTGTTTTTATTTATTTATTTTCTTAAACCAGCTAATCTCTGCATACGAGCAAATGCATCGTTTACTTCAATAATTGGTTGTTTTGTTTGAGCAGGAGCGATACTTCTTGAAGCTGATCCTAATGATTCTTTAATTGGTGCTTTCTTAGCTGATGCTATGAAAGATTCAGTCAATGTTTCGAATACTAATTTAACTTCTTTTACAGTTTCTGCTTTATCAAACGTGTTTAAAACCTTTACTTTTTCTGATTCGGTAAGATTCTTTGCTTTGAAGATTTTGTTAGTGTAAAGTAACTTAGCATTTAATAGATTAACTTCATTAAGTTCGTTTCTTAACTCATTGATAGTTTCTTCCATTTCTTTTGCTTCGTTTTTATATGCTGAGCCACCTCCAGCTGCAACAGCACCAGCGCCAGTTGAAATAGTTTTTCCTTCCTTGTCTTTAGATTTAAGAGCTAAGAATTTAAATAAAAGTCTTTGGATCAAGTTAGGATCTGTTATACCTTCATCTTTTAACATCTTTTCATACTCTTTTGTATCTACTCCAATTCTAGAAATTTCTTCTAGTTCTTCTTTTTCTTTATCCATAAGTTCGTTTAGAAGTTCATCTAATTCTACTTCTTCTTCACTTTCCATGTCTTCCATATCTTCCATGTCACCCATGTCTTCTACGTCTTCCATGTCTTCTTCTTCGCCTTCTCCAGGCATAAGCTTACCAGTTTCGATCATGTCATCAATAACTTTCATCACTAATTCTTCAATTTCTTCATCTGACATTTCTTCAAGCATTAGATCTTCATCTAAGCCTTCCATTGTGTCATCAGCTTTCATTGCTTCATCAGTTTCTTCAGTTTCTGATAACTCAGCAAGGATTTCATCTAGATTAAAAGTTTCTTCTAATCCTTCTTCTTCCATGCTGTAGTTTTCGTCTAGCTTCTCATCTTCAGCATCTTCCTCGTTTAATCTTTCAGCAAACATAGCTGTAAGTTGTGGAGTGAAGGCTTCTTCAAGAGCAGCTTTTGCATTCGCGATAGCAGTTTCCTTAATGGTCTTAGCCTCAGCGATTGCTTCTTTGAGCATTTCTCTGTTCATTTTTTGTCCTCAATTAAATTGTTTTGGAAATACGTTTATTAAGAAACGTAATAGATTTTTTATTAATAGATGCTACATATAGATTCAGGGGTAGCATATTTGAGCATACATATATATGGATTTATGTAAAGTCACTTTTTTATAAAAAGAAATGCCTCTCTTTCGAGAGGCATCAGTCCTAAAATACTATTCTAGGAGAGGTTAAAATATTGGGCATGTTCCATTAGCACAAAGTATTTCAGTGATAATAGAATTTGCTTTAATATATTTGTTATGTTGAATATTTTTAGATTCATTCATCATACCTTTTTCTTTCATGTATGATCCTGGGTTTGAAGGTGTAGAGACAAAATCCCAACATAGTAATTCAAAGTCATCTTGTACTTCCATTAAATCACCCATTTGTTTTAATGAACCCATACCGCGAGATGATACACCTACTGGTATTCTGTTTTCAAATAATGCTCTTAAGATATTGCCTGATGGTGTAGGTAGTAATTCAATAGCGCCCATTACATTATCTCCGTCCCACCAAATCTTTTTAATATTATGGGATACATTTTTTAAGTTAATGATAGATGAGTCTGGGTGGTCTAGTTCACCTAATGCTCTATTAGCATTAACATTCTCCATATACTTATCCATTTCACGCTCCCACAATTCTCTTGAATAGTAACGACCATTACCATTTTTAACCTCACAAGTAGCTAAAATACCTTCAACAAGTGGATTACTTGTTGGTACAGTGCCTTCAACTAATTTTAAAGGTTTAGCAGTAAAGAATTGAGTTTCTATTAATACTTGTTTCATATTAGTCTATATCACCAGTTTTTAATTTTTCCTTCCACTCTTTGTCTAACTTTTTAAGCTCTTCTTTTTTCTTTTTAGCTTCTTCTTTATCTTTATCTTCAGTTTCAGCTAATGATGATGGTGTAACAGCACTGATAGGAATTTCTCTATATATTTTACCGTCTTTTTCAATAGTATATGAAAATGGTTGAGGTTCGTCTTTATTTGTTTTAGCATGCATTGATACAGCTATAATAGATACTGGTTTGCCTTCATATGTTCCCATCTCACCTGCTTTTAAAGGAGGCAATTCATCCATTACTTCTTTAATTAAAAGTTGAATTTGAGAGCGTAATACTGACTCTTTTAAATCACCATATCCTGATGATTTATATTTGCCTTTAGGCTCTTTAGGTGTACCTAATCCAGGTGCTTCAGTTTGATATCCTACTCCTTTAATTCCAAATTGTCCATCTTTAACATAATAATTAATATCCTTAGCTAAATTTTTAGCAACAATTGCTCTTAATTCTTCAACATGCTTATCAGCATTTTTAGGATCTTTTAATTCAGTATAATATCCTTTTAAGAATTCTTGACCAAATATATTATCATAATTTTTCTCATCTTTATAATCATATCCACGAGTAGCCATATCTGTAATTTCTTTAGATGGCTCTTTTTTCTTTTCATCAACTTCTTTATAGGCAGTCATATTCTCATTAAAGATAGACATCCAGTCTTGTTTTTTACCAGTGGTGACTAATCCACCAATTCCTTCACTAATGATGCTTCTATTTTTAAGAATTTTAATTGTATCCTCAAATGTGTTAACAGGTGATAACATGTCTGGGAATAAACGATAAGCAGATTTTAAAAATACTGCTTTGTTACCTTTACCTTCTTTAATAAGGTTATATTGTGATTGAAGTGTTTGTTCCATGTTTATTTTTTAAATAATTTTATCAAATTGTCTACTAACGAAACTGCTAAGTCAGTACCATATACTGCTCTATATTGTGGATTTTGTTTATATGATGCTACTGTTTCTTTTTTAGCGTCTCTAATTAGTGTTATAAGTTCTTTTAGTTTACCTGATAGTAAGTTAAAGTCACCTAAACGTCCTGCTATATATTCTTTTAATTTTTCATCATCAGTTGGTAATGAAACTATAAATGATTCAACATCAAATTCAGGAGTTGTTTCTTCTTCCCATAATTGTTTTACTTCAATACCTTTAGCAGCTTTATTTAATGCTTTTTTATTGACAGGTTTAAATCCTAACTTATAATAATAATTTTTAGCTTTACCTGCTACTGGTGTAGCGTAATTTTCTCCAGTCCCTGGGGTAAAGGAAGCACCAGTTCCAGTAGCGCTTTCTTCTTTTAAGCGTTTTTTAACTAAGTCTATTATTTTATCCCGTTTACTCATTTTGCTGATTCTAACTCTTCTACTAACGCATAGTATTGTAGAAGATTAATTAAATGATCATCATTAACTTTTTCATTCTTAGTTAGACTAGGTAGAATGTTTATAACCTCATTTATTTTAATTTGAATAGCTTTATCAGTAACTTTTTTATTTAAAGCACCTAATGTACTTTTAATTTCATTTATTTTAGTATTGTAGAACTCTTTTAATTTTGAAGTACTATCAATACTATTAATGAATTCTTTTAAAGTATTCTTTTGATTTTCATTTAAATCAGCGTACTTATCATTAAACTTTTCAAGCAATACTCGATATGTTAATATACGAATATCTTTATCTTGATGTTTAAATTCTTCTAAAATACTATTTTTAACTTCTTTCTTATCAATAGTAGACTGAGTTAGATATTCTAAAAGTGCTGTTTTATTCTCAATAATTTGAGTTGGGTTAGATAAATTTTCACTATTATATACTTCTAATAAAGTAAATAATGAAGCTTGAGCCTTATAATTAGGTAATTTCATTTTAAAGAAATCCTCTAAATTATAGTGATTTTTAATCTCCTTAATAAGATTATACTTTTGTCTTTTAAGTGTTGAGCGATTTAAATGCTTTGAACTTTCAACAAGTGTATTTAAAACCATATTTGCTTTAGCTTCACTAACATTAGTGTACTTAAAGAAGTTTTCATACAACTTGTATTCTTTACCTAACTCAGTTTTAGTAAAGTATTTCTTAAGGATTGTTGTTGCTGGTGATTCTTTGCCAGATAAGGTATCGGCTGTGATTTGTCTTACTAACAATTCAAAAAGGATTCCAGTATTTTTGTACTTCGAGTGTTTTATATTCACTTTAGCAATAATTTATCTATAAATATATATGAAATTGTTATTCTCGTATTTGAGATTCATCTAATAATGAAGAATCGTCTTTTTTAAACACGAGTTTTTTATCCATTGATTCAAGTAATGTTTTGTTTTGGATAGTTTCTAACGCTAATGGTGAACCACCTTTAAAGTTATTTCTTAGTGACTTATCTTCACCAGTATCATCACCTTTCTTCATACCCTTATTACCTAATCTATCAGTACCTAAATAATGATCTTGAGTACCAATATTAGATGCTTTTTCTTTAGGGCGACCTAAAGTAAGATCATCACCATATCCATCAGGTACTCCACTATTGTAACGACCTGAACCATATAATGCTGCTAGATCATGGGGTGTACCATATGATTTGCCTGATTCTAAAGGATCATTACCTTCATTCTCTATCTGTTTCATTCTAAAAATACGTTTTTGGTCCTCAGCAATCAAATCACGATATTCATCAAATTGATCTTGACTTAAATGGAATATATTATCATAAATCCAATCAGTAGGTAATACTTTAGTTTCAATAATACTACGAGCTAATTCTACTTTCTCTTTCATTAATGCTATTCTTTCTTGATCATAAATGATTGAAGGAGTAGTTAAATCTAATTCAAAGTTTGTTAAGCCTTCATTTCTATACCCTTGAGTATATAAGTGAACTAATGCTATCTTGTTTAACTCAGACAGTATAATACGTTGAATGCGATCAATTGTGCGAGCAAAGCGAATATCTTCAGCTGCTAATGTTGCCTTACCAGTTAAGTCTTTTTCATAACCCATAAATGCTTTAGGTACTTTTAAAGCAGCAAATAACTTATCTCTTAAGTACTGGACATCTTCAATACCATTATATTCCATTCCTTTAGTAGGTTCAATCTTAGTAGATGAGTCATTACCTCTAACTGGTATGTAAAAGTCTTCCAACATATTTTGTTGGTTATATTTTAAGTTATATTCACCTGTTTGAGGATCAACTAATGGAGTTTTTTTCATTGTGTTGATAGTCTTCTGCATGAAGTTTTCTACTTCATTCGGAGGAATAGAGCCAACATTAATATAAAAAATACGTTTTTCTGGAGCGCGACAAATACGATGAATTAACATTGCATCTTCCATCAAAATATATTGTTTAAACAACTTACGTGCTGGTTCTAGATAAGAACGACCATAAGGTAAATAGTTCACATCAGTAATTAATCTGAAGTGAGCCATTTCGTAGTTATCAAAATATACTTTATTGTCTTGTTTATTAGAAGAAAAATTACCTTGTCCTGTCACTCCATAGTAACCTGTTCCACCTGAGTACCCATCTGCACTAAATGCAAATCTTACTTCAGCTGGATTTTTAGGATCGTATCCTTCTTCACGAGCGATATGGTAAGCGGTATATGGTATAACATTGTATACACCAAATTTTTCTGCTATTTCTAATTTTAA